AACTACCTTGGTTTCATCTATCTTTATAGTAATTACAGCGCCGGCATTTATTTGCATATCGACCTCTGTTCCAGCTATGTTCGTTGATATTTTCCCCGGGATGATTGCACAAGATCCTATTGGGTCGTGAACTCCATTCCATGCAGTTCTATCTCCAAAGTAGTTTAGACCATTTAAAGAACGACAGTTAATCCTCCAGCTGTCACCAATAGTATGCCCGCCCACAGTAGCAAACTTGATATTTGCAATATCTCTTCCGTTCTCGTCCTTTAATATTTGATTTCCCCCAGTAATTGCAATATTAGATCCAATAACTTGAGATGAACCAAACATGGTGTACTTAAATGTATTTACACCATCAATAGTAACGGTATATCGAATATCCTTGTTGGTCCACATAGATATCCAATTCTTATCTACTGAAAGGTTGTTTAATCCAGACCCATAAAAAATAGGTGGCTCAATTACTGCAATCCTAGAATTTAGAGGATTTACGGTTTCTTTGCTACAAGCAAGTCTTCCAACACCAGTTCTTCCCTTACCAACAGACTTGTATGTAAAAAGATTATCCTCATTGAAAGCGCTGTTGCTGTCTACCTTTATCTTCAAGTAAACACCACCGACGTTTGGTTTTGATGGATTGTTCAGGAAGTCCTTTGGCTTAACGTCAACCTCGAGAACTTTGTACTGCTGTGCACTGTATGTGATTCCAAGTGGATTAGCTTTGATTGTAATGTAATCGTTTGCCTTTACCTTGTCTACATCAGACTCGTTGATAAGCATGTAAACAAATGGACCATCAACATAAAACAGGGTTGGGTAGATATTGTAATATGCACCCTTGTTTTGCTTGATCATAATGCGATACTTAGAAGCAAATGCAGGCGCCTCATTGTTGATAGTCAAAAGCAATTTGTTTCCAGTATCTGAATTATCTGGTCCAATGTAAACAGAGTTGTCAACTGACGTAAGCACAGTGCTCATGCGTCCATATGCGTCAACATAAGAGATACCTACTTCGTAGTCTCTATCGCTACGCATTGTCTTCACTGGATCTCCAACAATATAATCAGTAGATAGCTTGCTCTCTGGAACCAAGTCAACACCATAGTTCATTGTAATTCCACGCCCAGCGATATCTACGATATTGTAGAACTGCGTGTAGTTTCCATACACCAATCTACTACCGATAAGATCCTGCGCCTTAGCCTTCAATGGAACGTTATCGAATAAACGTGTCAGTTGGTTAGTTGGGAGTACGCTATAAATTTTGTTGTTAGAGAATGACTGGAATGTTGCTGTAGTTCCCGTCAAACTAACAGAGCTTACATTTCCAGATACGATCTCCGAACGAGAGAAGCTGTCAATGACACTTACATTAAGTCCAGACGAGTCTCTGAATACTAACTGAATCTCTTTTACAATGTCAGATCCGATGTCAAATGAAATGTCTGCAGCATTATAAAAGTTAACCATTGACTTGTTGACACCAGTGCCATAGTCGTACTGGAAGTCTTTTGGAAAGAACGCCACTTCAGAGAATGGAGCCAATGAACTATACTCGTTGTTCTGGTACTTGTATCTGTAAGAGAAGTACAAGAACTTGTCTGTCATGTTATTTGTTTCACTGCCATCGTTCTTTAACGCTATTGTTGGTGCTGACAATGGTGGCTTGACAATTACATTTATTTCTTCCTCTGTGAAGTTGTTGTACGGATAGTATGTTTTGGTATCGATTCTGCGGGGAGGATTCAAGCCATCCGTCCAGAATAATAAGTCGCTAATATAGTTTACGCCGGTGATTAAGTACTGCGTGTTGAAGTTTAAAACGTTCGCAGATCCAACGCGGGTATCCATCGCCAACACTGTTGTTAAACCAGTTAGCTCATTGTATGAAGCAATAATGTTTCCAGTTGTAGCCTTAACAAACCAGAATATCAAGAACTCGGAAGGAACAGATATCGAACCAATCGTTTTGGAGTTTGTAAGAGAGAACGTATTGTCGCCAGAGAACGCTCTGGCTGCAGCTAAAAGGCCACTAACCTTGGTGTTACCAAGTTCGTTAGATAATGCACCTACGTCAGAACCTTCAGAGGTTCCTACCGTAACGTTCATTGCATCTCTATATTGTCCATCAGGGATCAGGCGCTCGTCCAGATCCTTGTTCATTATACCCGCTACTAAGCTTCTTTTTAACTCCATTACTTAATCCAGTTGTCTTGGTTTCTCAATACCATTAAAATGCGTCCAGCATTAATATTGGACAATCTAATTTTTGCGTTCCTAAGCATTGCAGACTTCTCTTCTCTTGCACGTCTTACAATGTATTCTTGAACACCAACCCTGTTATTTAAAACAGCCCACTTGATATAGGCATAGATAAACTCTTCTGCAAGCTTATTCACCTTCACAGCGTCATCATCTCCATTTTCCAAACCATCCGAGATGTACTCAATTACTACAAGCTTGTCGCTCATGCCAGAACTGAAGTAAATCATACCAGCGGCCTTGTCTATTCTAAATGTTGGGTTAATGTTTGCCGCTTCAGTATTTAAACCAAACCAACCTCCAAAGTCATAATTGAAGTACCAGTATCCATCAACATTCCAGCCCCATCTACCATTGGCCCAACCCTCTCCGTTGAACACGTCATATGGATATCCTTGGATTCTCTTAATGTCTAACTCTGACGTTCCTGTAATTACGTTTCCACTCTGATCGAAAAGAATGTTATTGCTAGAATCCTTCAAGTAAGACTGAGCATAATTTACGCTCATGTTCTCATGAAGCGTGTACAGCACGCCATCAACCTCCATAGAGATTCTAGCATAGTTCACGTAATCTGGTAATTCAAGCACCTTAATGTTTTTGGCGGCGTCATAGTTTAGCTCTTGGATGGCACGCTTTGCATGAAACAACGCATTGTATCTGTTTAATGTGCCAATGAGCTTATCATCTCCAACATACATCAACATAAAGTTGTTGACAATATCAGACAGAGATACGTATTGATACTCTCCGCTATTGTTTGGATCTGAGTAGTATGCTTGATTAGTTATGTATGCCATTAGCTTTGCTTGGTTTGTTCAGCGTTGTCGGATCCTGTAGCAAATTGAACTACTTCTGCTTCACGAATATTTACGCCGGCGTATGAGAGTATTTTGTATACGAGATCGTTTTGTGCGCTTTGCGGAAGCTCAAAGTCTTGATAGTCAACAGCTGACTGGTTGAATATAGGCGAGCCTCCCACGACAGTATATGTCCACTTAGGATCAAGAGGGTAGCGAACATACATCGCGCTGACGTTGCTTGTGATCGACGTTGGGTAAACCTTGATATCATCTCCTTTTTGATAGTATGCTGGATAACTGGTTGTCGGCGCAGTGATGTTTGAACTGAGCAAGTTCATCACTTTGTTCTGGGCCACATATTCAACCTCTTTAGTACCGTATAGTACAATATTAACGTAATACCAATCAGTAGGAAGGGCAAACGATTGAGAAGGGCCATCGTATACCAAAGTAGCTGACGTAGAGAATTCATCAATTGTTTCTGCAATATTCTTTTGGATGTTTGAGTAACCATCGTTGGCGAGCCTGGCGTTTCTTTTATTTACCCAGTTGGTATAGTCGTAAAAGTACTGCTCAAAGATTTCAAGCTGTGCTTGCTTGGCAAATAAGTTGAACTCCTCCGGCGTAATATAACCGTTGTTATCCTTATTAAGGATAGCCATAACAGTATTTCTTACCGTGTTTATCATGTCCTCACAAAGATAGCAAAAAAGAAGGGGACATTGCGTCCCCTCTAGTTTATATCATATAGCTTGTGGCGTTAAGAAAGTTTAGACTTTACTATTTCTGCAATAGGAGCCCCCTCTTCGCTTTCAAAGTAGATGGTCAACAAAGACACAGGGTCCTCGCCTGGTTGTATATTCATAAGCTTACGCTTGTTTCCTGGCAGGTTGAACCAAATCTCCTTGTTGTTGTTACGCAGTGTAAACATACCAGCATTCAAGGCTTTTGATGCCATTGCACTATCTTCTAAGTCTGGATCTTCGATCATCTCTAAGAACTGCTTAGGATACTCTCTGGCGTACAATAGAATGTCACGCTTAATCTCTGGGGTTGTCATTGTGTCAATAACACTTCCATAGATTAACTGAGCCACAGACAACATAGTATCTAAACTCAAGCTTCTAGCAGCGATCTGAGCGTCCAACTCAATATTCAACTCTTCGATATCAATGGTTGCTTCTTTCTCATTGTTTAACTCCTTGAACACATCTCCGTTCAATGGGTGCAAGTCCATAAACTTACCC